CTACATGGGCATGAAGACCATCGTCACCGACGTGGTGCGCGAGAACAACCAGACCTACCGCCTGGGCTGGAGCGAGCAGTGCAAGGACGGCAGCAAGATGGGCTTCGGCATGCCCGAATACCTGCTGCTGTTCAGGAAGCCGGCCACGGACAACACCGTGGGCTACGCCGACACGCCGGTGGTGAAGGCCAAGCCGCTGTGCCTGGACGAGCTCGGCAACGCGGTGCCGTTCGACCGCAACCTCGCAATCAAGCCCGGCACCGGTTACAGCCGCGCGCGCTGGCAGCTCGATGCCCACGGCTTCACCAGGTCCTCGGGCAACCGACTGCTCACGCCTGACGAACTGCGCACGCTGGCGCACGACGTGATCTTCAAGTGGTTCCGCGAGTTCAGCCTGGCCACGGTCTATGACTTCGAGACCCACGTGCGCATCGGCGAGACGCTGGAGGCCGCAGGGCGCCTGCCGTCCGACTTCATGCTGCTGCAGCCGCAGTCCTGGCGAGACGACGTGTGGAGCGACATCACGCGCATGCGCACGCTCAACGGCGCCCAGTCAGCGGCCGGGCGCGAGATGCACCTGTGCCCCATGCAGTTCGACATCGCCGACCGCGCGATCGCGCAGTGGACCAACCCCGGCGAGGTGGTGCTCGACCCCTTCGGAGGCCTCATGACCGTGCCCTACCGCGCGGTGATGGCGGGCCGCCAGGGCTACGGCATCGAGCTGAGCCCGCGCTACTTCGCCGATGGCATCGGCTACTGCCAGGCCGCCGAGCGCGAGATGGCCATGCCCTCCTTGTTCGACACCCTGGTAGATGAGGAGGCCACGGCATGAAGCAAGCGTCCTTCTTCGAGGGTGGCCGGCGCCTGCAGATGACGGAGAGCATCGAGCTCACCATCCAGTCGCTGCAGGCCTACCTGCCCGATCACCCGGACGTGGGTATGGCCTGGTCGGGCGGCAAGGACTCGACGGCCATGCTGACCGTGTTCGTCTGGCTCATGGAATCGGGCCGCATCCCGAGGCCGCGCAGCCTCACCATCTTCCTGGCCGACACCAGGATGGAGCTGCTGCCGTTGTGGGCCGCCGCGATGCAGATCATCGAGGAGCTGCGCGAGCGCGGCATCCGCGTCGACATCGTGATGGCGCCCATGGACAAGCGCTTCATGGTCTACATCCTGGGCCGCGGTGTTCCGCCGCCCAACAACAACACGCTGCGCTGGTGCACTCGCCAGATCAAGATCGACCCGATGCAGGCGGCAGTGGCTGAGCGCCTGGCCGAGTTCCCCGACAACTTTCTCATGATCACCGGCGTGCGCCAGGGAGAGAGTGCGATCCGTGATCAGCGCATCGAGATGTCCTGCGGCAAGGACGGTGCAGAGTGCGGCCAGGGCTGGTACCAGAAGGTGCTGCCCGAGGCGAAGGGCCTGCGCGGCAGGATCGCCACCCTCGCCCCGCTGCTGCACTGGCGCGTGTGCCATGTGTGGGAATGGCTCAAGCACTGGGCGCCGAAGGAGGAGTTCGGCGACTGGTCCACCGCACTGATCGCCGATGCATACGGCGGCGACGAAGCGGAGGAGATCAACGCGCGCACCGGCTGCACCGGCTGCCCGCTGGCCCAAGAGGACAAGGCACTCGACAGCGTGCTGTGCATGCCGCAGTGGGCCTACCTGCAGCCGCTCAAGGGCATCCGCCCCCTTTGGCGAGAGCTGCGCGAGCCCCAGCACCGCCTCAAGAAGGCCGGCGCCGAGCGCCTCAAGGACGGCAGCATCGCCAAGAACCCGCAGCGCATGGGCCCCCTCACCTTCGAGGCCCGCCTGATGGGGCTCGAGCGGATCCTGTCGATCCAGGCCGAGATCAATGCCGAAGCCCGTGTACATCGCCGGCCGGAGATCTCGCTGATCAGCGTGGACGAGGAGGCGCGCATCCGCGAGCTGATCAGCGCCGAGACGTGGCCCGAAGGCTGGGATGGTGACGAGCCGACCGGCGACACGGTGATGGAGACGGTCTACCAGAACGGGGCGGTGCAGCCCCTCCTCTTCAGCGCGTCGGAGGCAGGATGACCACGCAGAAGATTGATCTGGTCAACCTGCAGCAGGCGCGTCTGCTGCTGCGCGGCACGGTCTGGCCACTGTGGGAGGCGATGCTCGCCGCCGGCAAAGGGCTGCACGTCGAGTGGTGCACTGCCGAGGACGCGAAGACCGACAAGCAGCGGCGCTACCTGCATGGCTACGTCTTCAAGACCATCGCCGAGCAGGCCGTGGTCAATGGCGAGCGCTTCGACCTCAAGACCTGGAAGGAGTGGTACCGCTCCGAGTTCCTGGGCTTCAAGGTCGTCACCTACAAGAACCCGAAGACCGGCAAGAAGGTGCGCCGCCGTGAGCGCCAGAGCACGGAAGGCCTGGGCACCAAGGGATACGCCGAATACACAGAGCGCGTGATGGCCCACGCCGCTACGGAGCTGGGCGTGGAGTTCCTGCACGAGTGGACGGACCCCGAGACCGGCGAGGTCTTCCTCATGAGCGACTACCGCCAGCGCAAGGCGGCCAACCGGCGCAAGTACGAGATCGGGGAGGCCGCGTGAACGACATGAATGTCATCGCGTTGCCGGCGTCCACCAACTTCACGCCCGAGCAAGCCCTGGCGTCGGCTGCCTCGCTCGACCTCTCTGACGTGCTGGTGGTGGGTTACCTGGAAGGCGAACTCGTGGTGCGCTCATCGCGCATGACCCGTGCGGAGGCGCTGTTCCTCCTGGAGAACGCCAAGGCCTGGGCGCTGTCCGGAGGCGACTCGTGACACAGTCGAAGTGGACCGAGCACAGCATCGCGCGCGCCATTGCACTGCAGACGCTGGCCCGCAAGTGCGTGGTGCTGGTCGACAACTGCAACTGGACCGGCCGCGAGTGCGATGTCCTCGGCGTCACCACCGACCTGCGCATCATCGACGTCGAGGTGAAGATCAGCCGCGCCGACCTGAAAGCCGACGCCAAGAAGGACAAGTGGTGGCAGCGCATGGGCTGGTATCACCACGGGCCCGATGCGCCGCGCCTGCACCCGCCGAAGGTCTGGAAGCACTACTTCGCGCTGCCGGCCGAGGTCTGGAGGCCCGATCTGCTGGAGTGCCTGCCGAGCAAGGCCAGTGGCGTGCTGCTGCTGCGTCATGGCAAGGACTACACCGACCGCCACCACCGGCCGCACGTCATCGTCGAGTGCGCGCGCCGCGCCACGCCGAACAGGGGCGCCGAGCGCTTGACGCCAGAGCAGGTGGTGGATATCGCCAGACTGGCCAACCTTCGCATGTGGGAGGCCTACCGGGCGCGAGACGCCGCGCGACAGCCTGCGGAGGCCACAGCGTGATCTCCGTGCCGAAGTTCGTCTACGTGCGAAGCCGCAAGCTGATCAACGCCATCAAGACGTTGCCGTGCCAGTGCTGCGGAGCGGCGGCACCGTCCGACCCCGCGCACAGCAATCAGAGCTGTCACGGCAAGGGCAGGTCCATCAAGGCCAGCGACGTGTTCGTGGCCGCGATGTGCCGCACCTGCCACCGGCTGATCGATCAGGGCTCTTACCTCTCGAAGGACGAGCGCGTTTCGATCTGGACCGAGGCCTGGCGCAAGACCGTGCGCGAGCTGCTGCGCCTTGGCCTTTGGCCTGCCGACATCCCCGTCCCCGACACCCGAGTCTTCCACTGACCATGAAGCCCAACCGACCCCGAACCAACCCCGTGGCGCTCGCCGTGCTGCGCCGCCACATCCGCCGAGACCTGGAGGCGCTGCTCGTGGACGCCCAGATCCACGCGCTGTTCGGCTCGAACTGGGCCAACCTGCTCGACCGCACAGGGCGCCTGGTCTACATCACCCTCGGCGCGGCCTGTGCGGCCAAGATGACCACCGAGGACCCGGACATGCGCATCCTGCTCGGCACCGGTGAGGCGCTGGGAGACCTGCACTTGGACCAGCGGATCGAGCAACATCGCCCAGCCCTGTATTCCGGCTTGGCCGCCTGCGAGCGGCTGCTGCCCCAGTTGCGCGACACGGATCTCGCCGCTGCCGCGCTGGAAGTCGATTTCCGCCTGGCCGGCCCGCACGGTATCGGCACGCGCGACCTGCACCAGATGGCGAGGGCTGCATGACGTGTGCCGCATGTGAGGCCGCCCACGCCAACCCGCTGAGTGGCCGCAGCAACGCGGCGTGCTTTGAGTGCAGTGCGCGCGCCATCGCGCGATCGCCGCAGTTCCACGCCAGCGTGATTGCCCGCGCCCGCACGCCTGAATACAACGCCGAGCTCGAACGCGTGTTCGGCGTCGCCGAAGAAGACCAGCGCCGTGGGCACGAAGCCGCCAGCACCTGGGCCCGCCGCATCCGCCAAGCCACGAAGGAGCAAACGACATGAGCACGCTACCGCGCGACCTGCAGGTGTTCGCCCAGCTGGGCCCGTATCACAGCCACATAGACCTGCACATGCGGGTGGTGGACGATTTCATCCCCGGTGCCGTCCACGTGGTTCAGCCCATGACGCTGAAGAAAGTCGAAGGCGAGGACGTTGAGGTTCACGAGCCCGCGCTGCGCATGCACAAGAAGGCCGCGCAGCTCCTGATGGACGAGTTGTGGCGCTGCGGCCTGCGGCCCAGCGAAGGAACGGGGAGCGCGGGCAGCCTTCAGGCCACGGAACGCCACCTGCACGACATGCAGCGCATCGCCTTTCACCTGCTCTCGGGCCCACGCAACATCTACGCGGATGTGCCAGTCGACCTGATGGACAACGTGCACCCCGGGCCGACGATCATTGGAGGCAAGCGATGAGCAACGACCAGTCGAAGTCCGAACGCCCCGGCGTTGCCGAGAAGTACACGAGCGCCACCGGCGCCTCCTCGCTGGTGGTGGACGCCGAACGGGCAGGGCACGCTGACCTGCTGATCGCCTCGGGCTGGAACCGCTCACGCCTGGGTTCTGCGCTGCTGCGCCTGCACAGCGAGGCCGACGCCACCAGCGAGCCCATGCGCCTGCCGGCGACGTCGGTGCAGGTCCTGGCCAGGGCCATTGCCCAGGAGCACTACAACAAAGGCAAGCGTGCGAACAACAAGGTGACCGCGGCCGACGAGGCCGAGGCCCAACAGCAGGCCGGCGAATGGTTCCTGCAAGAGCACGCCCTGCGCCTGCAGCGCCTCAAGACGCTTCCCGCGGTGCGCGACCAGCTCGCCCTGTGGGCGGCAGCCAGCAGCATCCCCGAGCCGTTGGACGTGGTGGCCAACGCCATCCACTGGTGGCTCAACAACCGATGCCACATGTGCCACGGTCTGCGCTGGCAGTTGATCCCAGGCACGCCGAAGTTGAGCAACCGCGCCTGCGACGCCTGCGAGGGCAGCGGCGTGCGGCCCATGCCCGATGGCGTGCAGACCAAGCTGGTGCTGACCTACATCAACGAGTGCGTGAGTGCCGCGCGCGATCTAATGCAGCAGCGGCTGCGGCACTCAATCCACCGAAAGTAGCCCTGCAAAGTTGAGTTGCCAAAAAAAGTTGCCGGGCTAGAATCGCGCGCCATGGACCGCAGGTGGTGCTCACCACCTCGCCCCAGGAATCTCCGATAGACGTCAGCGCCGTGGCCCGTAGCCCTCGCTGGAGACCTCCTGACAGGGAAGGTGCCTTCGCGCAGACCCCAATGTCCACCATGTCGATATGCGTCTGAATCCTAGGATGACGCCGCTACCGACCGGAGCCCGCCCAGTGCGGGCTTCGTCTTTTTGACCGATAGCTCAGCAGGTAGAGCGCCGGCCTGTTAAGCCGGAGCGCGCTGGTTCGATGCCAGCTCGGTCAGCCAGCGTTTCAGCACCGCCCGCTACGCCGCCCTCCGCCGAGACACCCGGCCGGTGGTCGAGTGCTGGAGCCCATTCCCGCTACGGCAAGGGCACCCGCCGCCAGCCACGGCACTCCAACCTCATGAGGTCCACATGGCCTGTTCGAAGCGCTCCCTCCTGCTGGCGGTCTGCCTCGGCGCCGCATCCATCGTCAACGCCGTCGCCGAGACCGTCTCGAAGACCATCGAGGTGGCCTACACGGCCTGCGCCCACGCCGTGAACTGGCTCATCGAGCGCATCGTGCCAGCCGCCGTGAAGGCCCAGGACCGCGCCGTGTTGCGCGCGCCGGTGCAGCTGGCGCAGGCCCGAGCGTTCGTGCTGCGCCTGGCCAAGCGCGAAACCCCGCGCGTGACGCCGGGCTGGCGCATGTGCCCATCCACCTGATCACCAGGAACCCGGATCGGGCCCCATGCGGGGCCCTTTTCCATTGGGCCGCCATCGGTCCAGCGGAAAAGTCGATCGTCGACTTCCCCGGCTCTGCCGCACTCCAACCTGCCCGTCACTCGGCCGCCAGGCCTTGGGCACCTCGTGCACCGCAACCGGGTAGGCCATCGCAGGTCGCAGTGGCCGACACGTAACACCTGCAGCCCCTCGATGGAGATACGGCGCAGCGCCTCACTCGTGGTGGGCGCATGCGGACAGGCGAGGGCACCCCAGTTGTCTCCAAGGTTCTCCAACTACGCAGTTGCCGAGCCTTTTCGCCCGCCGGCCCACCCCCGGCGGGCTTTTCCCCACCCCAGGCAGGCGCGCCCATGACCACTCTGCAGCCCCACCAGCAGCGCGTCGTCGAAGAGCGCGCCGACCTCAGCACCCGCCTGGATCGCCTGCGCACCTTCTTGCGCTCCTCGCTCTTCGAAGCCGTGCCCCAGGCCGAGCGCGCCCGCCTTCAGCGCCAGTCCGTCTACATGAGCGCCTACCTCGAAGTGCTCGACGAGCGCATCGCCGCCTTCCCCCAGGCATGACCAAGCCCGCAGCCAAGCCGGCCCCCAAGTCCCAGGAGAAGGCCAAGCCCACCACCACCCCGCGCAAGCGCCTGATGGACTGGGAAGCCGTCGAGCGCGACTACCGCACCGGGCGCTTCACCGACCAGGAGCTCGCCGACAAGTACGGCAACCTCGTCAGCCGCCAAGCCGTCACCAAGATGGCCAAGACCAAGGGCTGGCAGAAGGACCTCACCGACGCCGTGCGCCAGGCCACCAAGGCCAGCCTCATTCAGGAACAGGTCCGCCAGCGCCTGCAAGCCGACTCCCAGCAGGTTGCAACAAAGTTGCCGGCAACCTCCGATGCAACTTCCGCAGCCGCCATAGTTGCCAATGCAACCGCGGCAACCGTGGACGCCACGGCCAACGCAGTGCTCGTCGCTGCCGAAGCCAACAAGCAGGTGATCCTTCAGCACCGCCGCGACATCCAGTCGCTGCGCGCCATGCTGATGGACATGGCTGGCGAGTTGCAGCAAGCCGGTCGCGCCGACCTGAGCCGCTTGGCCGAGGTGCTCACGGCCGGCGCCGAGGGCGAGATGGACGCCGAGCGCCTGGAGGCCCTGCGATCCGACCTGCAGGCCGTGGCCAGGCTGCCGATGCGCGTGCTGTCGGTGCAGCGCATGACCCAGGCCATGACCCGGCTGCAGTTGCTGGAGCGCCGCGCGTTCGGTCTCGATGAACCCGAGCAGCCGCCGCCGGTGGACGAGTTGGCCGAGCTCAGCGACGAAGAGCTGGAGAGGCGAATTGAGCAGTTCGCTCGCCGCTGAGCTGGCCCGGCGCCAGCGCGAGCAGCAGGCCTTGGCGGTGCCGCAGGCCAAGTCCTTGCCGGTGGTGCTGCCGGTACCGCAGAGCCGGGAGGAGCGCCTGGCGCTGCTGGCCCTGCTGGAGGAGCAGGAGCGGCGCAAGCAGCGGCGCAAGCTGTTCAGCTACTTCCCCGAGACCGGGCCGCTTCGGCGTGAGCTGTACGCGCAGCACATGCAGTTCTTCCGGCTGGGCGCCGAGTACAAGACCCGCGGCTTCATGGCCGGCAACCGGGTTGGAAAGACCGAGGGCGGCGGCTGCGAGGTGGTCTACCACCTGACCGGGCGCTACCCCGACTGGTGGGAAGGCCACCGATTCACGCACGCCATCGACGCCTGGGCGGCTGGCGACACCAAGGAGACGGTGCGCGACATCCTGCAGTTGAAGCTGATGGGCCCCGAGGGGGCCTACGGCACCGGCCTGATCCCGGGCGAGGACATCGTGAAGTTCCAGCGGCGCCCGAACGGCGCCGGCGCGCTGGACTACGTGATCGTGAGGCACCGCACGGGGCGCGTGTCCCGCCTGGCCTTCAAGTCCTTCGACCAGGGTCGCGAGGCCTTTCAGGGGACCGAGAAGCACCTGGTCTGGCTTGACGAGGAGTCCAACGAGGCGATCCGCGCGGAGTGCGCGATGCGCCTGGGTACCACCAACGGCCTGCTGATCGAGACCTTCACGCCGCTGCGAGGCCTCACGCCGGTGGTGATGAACTACCTGGGGGCCGAAGCCGAGATCCCGGCCGATCGCGTGGGCCGCGCCGAGCACCAGGCTCTGGTGATGGCTGGCTGGGATGACGTGCCTCACCTGGATGCCGCGCAGAAGGCCCGGCTGATGGCCAACTGCGAGCCGCACCTGCGCGAGGCGCGCAGCCGGGGAGTTCCCAGCATCGGCGCCGGCGCGATCTACCCGGTCCCCGAAGACCAGATCACGGTCGACGACTTCCCGATCCCAGAGCACTGGCCACGAGCCTACGGCCTGGACGTCGGCTGGAACTGCACCGCCGCGGCGTTCGGCGCGCTCGATCGCGACAACGACGTGCTCTACGTCTACTCCTGCCACTCGCAAGGGCAGCAGGAACCCAGCACTCATGTGGCCGCCATCAAGGCCCGCGGCGACTGGATCCCCGGAACCATCGACCCGGCCAGCCGCGGACGCAGCCAGAAGGACGGCGAGCAACTGCTGGAGATCTACACGCTGCTCGGCCTGCCGCTCACGCCCGCCGACAACAGCGTCGAGTCGGGCCTGTTCGAGGTTCACCAGCGCCTGGCCACCGGGCGCCTCAAGGTGTTTCGCTCCTGTCGTCCGTGGTTCGCGGAATACCGCATCTACCACCGCGACGACAAGGGCCACATCGTCAAGAAGAACGACCACCTGATGGACGCCACGCGCTATCTGGTGGTCACCGGACTGCACATCGTGCAGACCAACGTCGGCGTCGAGAGCTTTCGCACTCGCCGGCGCTACTCGTAAGGCACGCCATGGCCGATCCCACCAATTCACGCGACCTCGCGCCAGCCGACAAGGGCAGCATGGGTCTTGTCGAGCTCGAGGAGCTCGTCAAGGACTCGATGCACCAGCCCGAATGGCGCCAGCGCGCCGATGAGGTTGCGGGGTTCATCGACGGCAAACAGATCGCGCCGGACAAACGCATGGAGATGGAGGAGACCGGGCAGCCCGTCTCCATCACCAACCTCATGCAGCGCACGCTCAACGGCGCCCTCGGCCAGGAAGCCAAGGCCCGTGTGGACTGGAAGGCCACGGCCGACAACGACGCGTTCCTGGAAGTCTCCGAGGTCATGAACGACCGCCTGCACGAAGCGCAGCGCGAGACCTACGCCGACATGGCGATCAGCGACGCCTACAAGAGCCAGATCGGCCCGGGCCTGGGCTGGGTGGAGGTCTCGCGCAACCCCGACCCGCTGGAGTACCAGTACCGGGTGTGCGAGGTGCACCGCAACGAGATCTGGTGGGACTGGCGCAGCCAGCACCGCGACCTGCGCGACGCCCGCTGGCTGTGCCGCCAGCGCTGGGTGGACCGCGACGAGGCCGAAAACTACTTCCCCGAGCACAAGCTCATCTTCAAGTACGGCTGCCACCACGGGCCGATCTCGGACACGCTCAGCCTGCAGCTGGTCCAGGCCGACACGTTCGAGCGGATCATGACCACGCGCAGCAGCTTCAACGTGCTGCAGGAGGAGTGGCTCGACAGCACGCGCGCCCGGGTGAAGTTCTACGAGGTCTGGTACCGCCGGCCCAAGCTGGTGGTGGCCATGCTGCTGCCCGGCGGCAAGCGACTGCCGTTCAACGTCGCCAACCCGTTCCACCACGAGATGGTCTCGCGCGGCATGGCCCAACTCATGAAGGGCCCGAGCTTCGAGGTGCGCCAGGCCATCTTCGCCGGCCCGTACCGTCTGGTCGACCGCGGCACGACGCTGCGCCGCTTCCCCTACATCCCGTTCTGGTGCTACCGCGACGACGCCGATCGCACGCCCTACGGCCTGGGCGAGGGCATGATGTCGCCGCAGCAGGAGTACAACGAGCGGCGCTCCAAGCTGCTGTGGCTGCTCAAGGCCAAGCAGGTGTTCGCCGACGCCGACGCGCTGGACGAGCGCTACAACAGCCTGAAGGAACTGGCTCTCGAAGCGCTGCGCCCGGACGCCATGTTCGTGCTCAACCCGATGCGCAAGAACGGCCAGTTCGGCCTGCGCATCGAGCACAACGGCCAACTCGCCAAAGAGCAAGTCGAGGTGATGCAGGACGCCAAGGAGCTGATCCAGGACCAGCCCGGCATCTACTCCACCATGCTGGGCAACGCGCCATCGGGCGTGACGTCTGGCCTGGCCATCAACTCGCTGGTCGAGCAGTCCATGGTCAGCCTGGGCGAGGTCAACGACAACTACCGCTACGCCCGCCGCATGGTGGGTGAGGCGCTGTTCAACCTCATCGCCGAAGACCATCTCGCGCGAGACCTTCAGATCCGCATCGGCCAGGGCAAGAAGGCCAAGGTCATTGTGCTCAACACGGTCGACCCCGAGACGCGTCTGCCGAAGAACCAGGTGAAGGATGCCCCGGTGAAGGTCGGCCTGCAGGATGTGCCCAGCACGCCGGCGCACCGCATGCAGCAGCAGCAGCAGATCGCGCAGGCCCTGCAGGCCGTGGGCGCGAACCCGGATGCCGTCATCCTGCTCACCTCCGCGCTGATCGACAGCAGCGACATCCCGAACCACGCCGAATACGCGGCCTGGCTGCGCAAGCGCGCCGGCATCCCCGAGCCGGGCACGACCGACGACGAGGAGGTCGAAGCCACCGAGGCCGCCATGCAGCAGGCCAAATCCATTGCACAGAAGGCGCAGATGGACGCACTCGCCGCGAAGACCTCGCGTGATCGCGCCGCGGCCGAGCAGGCCTCCAGCGCGGCGCGCCTGAACCTGGCCAAGGCCGACCAGATCACCGACGCGATCGAGAACCCGCCCGAGGCCGCACCAGCGGCCAACGACGAGGACGCGCTGATCGAAGGCGCCTGGAAACAGGCCACGGCCTGACCCCGATTTCCCCGCAGCGCGTGCCGGCGCGCTGGTGGCGGTATCTGCCGGCAACCCCCTGACGTGAGCCCGTCCGCAGCAATGCGCGCGGGCTCTGTCGCTTCCGCATCTCAGCGATACGAGGAACCCCCCAATGGACTCCAACGAAAGTCTGGCCAAGACGCTGGACAGCCTTCCCGACGACTTCAACTTCGAGGATGCGAACGCCCTGGCGAAAGTCATGGGCGACCCCGACCCGAACGACGAAGCCGCGACCCAGGCTGTCCAGGGCGATACCACCGCAACCCAGGTCACCGAGACCGCCACGGCGCCCGCCGCAGCACCCGCTGCTGCACCGGCTCCCGCGGCCGCTCCGGCACCTGCACCTGCCGTGGAGAGCAGCGCATCGCCCGCCGCTGCAGCACCGGCCGCTGACGTGAAGGTCGAAGGAGTGCTCGCCAAGGACGGCAAACACGTGTTGCCCTACTCGGCGCTGCAGGAGAGCCGGCGCGAGGCGCTCACCCAGCGCAGCCGTGCCGAACAGCTGGAAGAGGCGAATCGACGCCTGCAAGAGCAACTCGAAGCCGCGAAGGCCGGTCGCCCCATTGGCGACGAGGCCATCTCGGAAGAGGCGCTGGCGCAGGTCGAGAAGGACTTTCCACAGCTCGCTCCCTTTGTGAAGTCGACCCGCGCGATCCAAGCGACCGTCGCGAAGTTGACCCAGCAGCAGAGCCAGCCCCAAGGCGACAAGAACGCCGAGATCGACGCCGAGCTCGACGCACGAGCCGAACTGGACGCAGCCCTTGCCCAGCGCCCCCTGCTGAGCAAGTACGTGGACCAGGGCGGCGTGGTGTGGCAGCGCGCCATTGAGATCGACCGCAGCCTCCTGGGCAACCAGGAGTGGGCCTCCAAGCCCATCGCCGAACGGCTGGTCGAGACCGAGAAGCTGCTCGCGCAGGAACTCGGCATCCAGCTCCCGACGAGCGCTCCTCCCCCACCGGCACCGGCAGGCACGCCGGCTGCGGCTCCCGCACCCCGCGTGGACCCCGCCGCAGCGGCACCCGCCGCAGGCCCCTCAACGCTCAGTGACATCTCCGGTACCGCACCACGCGTCGAAAAGGACCCGTGGGACGACCGGCTGCCCATCGAAGGTTTGGCCGCTGCAGAGCGCATGACCGACGAGCAGCTCATGAGGTCGCTGGGCATTCCCTACTGATCCCCCAACGCTGAAAGGAAGTCGACATGACCACCGTCGACACGAACTCCTCGTTTGCCGTCAAGAAGGAATCGGTCGCGCTCGCCGCTCTGGCGGTGCGCAAACCGACCAACCTGACGCGCCTCACCGGCCAGGTGCCCACCCAGACCGGCGCCGAAGCCACGCTCAAGCAGCAGTCGAACCCGGGCCTGCCCGGCATTCGCGTGCGCGAGCTGGCCTCGGGCGCTGGCGACAAGGTGACCATCGAGGCCATCGACGTCCTGTCGGGCGAGCCCATCATGGGTGACCGCATCCGCGAGGGCAAAGGTGAGGCCATGAACATCTCGAGCATGGAAGCCCGCATCGACCTCGCGTCGAAGGTGGTGTATCCCGGCGCGAAGATGACCCAGAAGCGCACGCGCCACCAGCTGCGCCCCCTGGCCATGGCCCAGCTCATGGGCTACTTCCCGCGTCTGCTCTGGCAGCGTGCCCTCGTGCAGATCGCCGGTGCGCGCGGCGCCCAGCGTGACCGCTCGTGGCACGTCCCGCTGCAGACCGCCGACACGTTCGCCGAGGTGATGATCAACCCGGTCAAGGCTCCCACCTACAACCGGCACCTGGTCATCGACGGCAACGCGGTGGTTCAGGGTGGCGCGCAGCTGGCCAGCGTCGACAGCGCCGACGTGTGGAAGCTCACGCATGTGGACGCCATCAGCGAGTGGCTGGACTCGATCCAGTTCAAGCTGCAGCCCATCCGCTTGCCCGGCGACCCCGCGGCCGACGATGACCCCATCAAGGGCGTGCTCATGATGGACCCCCAGGCCTGGAACCAGATCCTGACCGACACCACGGCCGGGCACAACATCCGGACCTGGCAGGCCAACGCGCTGGAGCGCGGCCGCCAGATGGGCGCCAACATCCACCCGCTGTTCCGCGGCGAGGTGTACATGTGGAACAACATCGTGATCCGGAAGATGGAGCACTCCATCTACTTCAACCCGGGTGACGTGGTGCCCCACATCACGGCGGCCAACCGCTACTCGGCGACCGAGACCAACGTCACGGTCAACGGCAGCCTGGGCGCGGGCTTCCGCGTCTCGCGCTCCGTGCTGCTGGGTGCACAGGCCTTCGGCGTGCTGGAAGGCGCGAACGAGTCCACCGGCATCCAGGCGGCCTTCAAGGAACGCAAGTTCGACTACGACTCGAAGTACGAGGCGATGGGCGAGTGGATGGGCGGCGAGACCAAGCTGCGCTTCAAGTTCGCCAACGAGGACGGCACGCTGGAGCCGACCGATCACGGCGTGGTGGTCATCGACGCGGCCGTCAAGGCCGTGGGCGTGTGATCGACAGGGTAGGGCGCCCTCGCGGCGCCTGACCTGACCACCTTCCAACCCTCTTCACTGGAGAACTGAACATGCCCTCCTACAAAGGCCCTCAAGCCTCGCGCGCCCGCCACGCTTCGTCCGAAGCCGGCAACGCGTGGGTCGACGACAACAAGGTCGCGGTCACCGCGGCCCTCACCACCGCCGATGAAGTGGTGCTGCTCGACGTGCCCGCCGGCACCCGGCTGCACGGCTTGAAGCTGCGTGCTGGCGACCTCGACACCGGCACCGCGCTGGTGGCGAGCCTCGGCTACCGCTCCAAGCACGCCGAGCCGCAACTGGCGCCGAGCGCCAACTACTTCCTCAGCGGCTCCACCTCCTTCCAGGCGGCGCAAGCGGGTTGGGTCGATCTGGCCTTCGAGCCGATCGTCTTCAACGAGCCCGTGCAGATCGTGCTGAGCGTGGGCACCGGCGCCGCCGGCCAGTCCGGCACCCAGAGCATCTGGGCGATCGGCGAAGGCCAGGTGGTTGGCGCTCGCTGAGCGCTGATCGTCATCAACCCGCAAAGGGGCTGGCTCTGCGAAGGGCCGGCCCCTTTTCATTGGAGAACCCGAGATGAAGATCCGCTACATCGGCAAGAAGCCCAGCCGCGCCGACACGTTGTACGGCACCGGCCTGGTGTGGAACGGCCACGGCGACGTGCAGACCTGCACGGACCCCGCAAAAGCCAAGCTGCTGCTGCGCCACACCGACATGTTCGAGCCCGCCGACGGCGAGCCCATGCGTGAGCAGCAGCGAGTGAAATCGCTCTCGATCCTGATCGGCACCGATTCCCTGCCGGCTCATGTGGACGTCGGCGGCGACACCAGCGTGGCCCTGGGTGACCTCGTACGCGCAGCACACGAGGAATCGGGCCTGAGCGTCGAGCAGTGGAACGAGCTGCCGCAGGTTGATCGTGACGGCGCGATCCACGCTGTGCTTCAGCGCGCCAAGGCTGCGGTGGCTGCACGTGCTGGCCAGGGCGACACGGCCAGCGGCGATGTCGGCGCCGGTGATGGCAACCCCGGTGGCGAAGGCGATCAAGGCAGCGAGAGTGGCGCCGGCGGTGAAGGCGGTAGCCAGCCCCAGGGTGGCCAAGGCGACCCCGACGGCAAACCGCAGTTCGTCATGGCCACCGAGGAAGGCCCTCTGGTGCTGGACGAGCTGGACAAGGAGACCCTGCGCAAGATCGCCAAGGATCTGGGCGTGACGGTCTCCAACAACGCCGGCGAGGAGACGCTTCGCCGTCGCCTGGTCGAAGCCCACCCGGTGAGCTGAGATGAAGCTCTGGGCCGACTTTCATCCGCTGGTGCTGACCAGTGCCATCGGCTGCCCCTTGCCGGTGGTCAATCAGAAGCTGATCGAGTCGGCCCGTGAGTTCTGCATTCGCACCAACGCGTGGCAGGAAGAGGACGTCATCACCGCGGACGGCAGCACCCAGCAGTTCGACTTCGCCACGCCCACGCGCGCCGAAATGCTGCAGGTCGTTCGCGCCAGCGTGGCTGGCCGACCCCTCAACGTCTACGGCCGCAACCTGCTGCCGCCCGACTGGGCCACCAACGGCGCGCGCAGCGACTCGCTCTACCACTTCACCCGCTACGACTACCTGCTGTTTCCCAAGCCCAGTGCCGGCGAGCTGATCGAAGTCGTGATTGCCGTGCGCCCGGGGCTGGACGGTGCCGGTGTGGGCGACGAGGTCTTCGAGTCCCACGCCGAGCACATCGCTGCCGGTGCGCGCTACCGCCTTCTGCGCATGCCTCGCACCGAGTGGCAGGACCTGGTGGAAGCCGAGATCGCGCTGGGCGAGTTCGAACGCGGTGTGCACGAGGCCGCGAACCGCGACTTCATGCAAACGCCTGCCGCGTCTCGGCGCGTGAAGACCTGGGGGTGATGGCATGGCGGTGACCATTCGAAGCGTTCTGGAGCGTGTCGTCGGCATGCTCGAAGACGAAACCAGCACCACGTGGACGCTGGCGGACTTGGTGCGCTACGCCAACGACGGCCAGAACGACATGCTCGTTCGCCGCCCGGACCTCTTCATCGCCAGCATCGAGCACGCGCTTGCAGCAGGCTGGCGGCAGAACATCCCCACCGACTGCACCAAGCTCGTCGAGATCGACGGCAACGCCGCAGGCACCTTCCGGTCCTGCACCAAGATCCAGCGCGCGCTGCTTGATGCGCAGGTGCCGGGCTGGCGCGGCATGACCCAGGTGCTCGAGCCCGAGCACTTCATGTTCGACGACCGCGAGCCGCAGCAGTTCGACGTCTACCCGCCGGCCAAGCTGGGCGCTCGCCTGTTCACGCGCTGCGTGCGCCGCCCCACACCGATCCCGGCACCGGCCCCAGGTGCAACGCTGGCCAGCCTGGCCGGTGACATCGGTGTGCCCGATGAGATGCAGGGCGCCCTGCAGCACTACGTCGCCGCCCGCTGCTTCGGCGAAGGCGGCGAGTCCGGAAACCTCGTGCTCGCCGAGAAGCACATCGGCCTGTACGCCAACACCCTGGGCGTCGAGATCGAGGCCACCCGCGCCGTCGCCCCCACCAACACCAAGTAACCCAAGGAGCACGCCATGCCCCGCTACCGCCACCCCGACGCGCTGGACAACGGCCTTGCCTACATCCGCGCCAATGCCACGCGCATGGTGCTCATCAGCAGCTACGCCATCGGCGACAGCTACGCCACGGTGGTCGGACGGATCCTGGCCGAGGCCGACATCGACTCCAGCGACATGACGCTGGCGTCGAGCGGCAACAACCGCACGCTCACCATCGCCGGGCAGACCGACTCGTCGGCCAACGCCAACGGTGGCGGCGCCGACAGCCACGTGGCACTGCTCGATGACGCCAACAGCAAGGTGCTCGAAGTCACCGAGGAAACCGCAGCGCAGTCCGTCATCGCCGGCAACCCCGTGAACATCGCCGGCTTCGTCCTCACGGCGACCCAGCCTGTCGCTCCGTAAGGGGTCGGACCAATGGACCCGATCACCCTCATCCTGCGTGCGATCAAGGGTTCGCCGCTCACGCACGCCGAGGAAGACGGCAACAAGACGGCCCTCAAGACCGCGATCGAGCAGGCCTATGCAGAAGCGGCCAAGACGGCCGACTTTGTGGAGGTCACGGCCACCAAGACCGATCCGGTCGATGCTGACACGTTCTTCATGTTCAACAGCGAGGCGGGCGGTGTCCCCGTCATCGTCAGCAAGGCCGACTTCCTGGCTGCTGTCGTCTCCGCACTCGCCGGCAAGCAGGCCACGCTGGTCAGCGGCACGAACGTCAAGACCATCAACGGCACGTCGATCCTGGGTTCCGGGAACATCGCCATCGCGGGCGGCACGGGCGACATCGCCACGATCTCGCACAACGGCGCTGGCGCTGATCCGGTCACTGGCGACACGCTCTCGGTGACCTTCGCCACCGGCTGGACGGGTTCGGTCCAGTGGACGCGCAACGGCTCCAACATCTCGGGCGCGACCAGCGCGACCTACGAGGCTGTCGAGGCCGACGAGGGCGCCACCATCGCGGCGGTCATCTCGGGCCTGACCTACGCGCCTGTGGGCCTGGAAGTCGCAGCGCCCTCGGCCACCGTCCCCGATGCCTTCACCTCGGGCGACTGGACCGCCACCGCTGGCGTCGAGTCCATTGTGCTCAACATCACGGCCCTTCCAAGCGATGGCGGCTCGGCCATCACGGCGCTGCAATACCGCCTCGATGGCGGCAGCCCGGTCACGCTGAGCGGCACTGGAACCGGCGAGCGCACAATCAGCAGTCTCACGGGCGGCGTGGAGTACGACGTTGAGATTCGTGCGGTGAACGCGGTGGGTAATGGCGCCTGGAGCGACCTGAAAGCTCGCACGCCGACGGCTGCAAGTTCGGGTGCCGAGATTGTTGCTGTGGGCCGGTCCGACACTTCGTTCGGCACTAGCGGCAACATCCCTGTTCCTGCTGGAGCGGAACCGGGCGACCGGCTGGTTGTGTTTTTGTCCAAGAACACGGGCGCCGCTGTCACGTCGATCAACGACAACCAGAGCACCGGGTACACCGAACTGACGACCACAGGCCAAGGGTCGGATGACAAGCAGTATGTCTCAGCCCCGCTGGGCTCGACCGTGCCGACCACGATCACGGTCAACTTCGATGCCAATGACATCGTTTCCCCAGCGGTTGTTTTTGTGGTCAGGGGCGCTTCCGCGACAGTTGCCAACCAGGGCGCACTGTCCACTGGCTTCGCTGCCGGCCCGCGAGCTCACAACTACACGACGACGGGCGCGAACGAGTTTGTATTCGGTCAGCTCGATTTCGGATCCGGCGGCATCACTGGAGCCACCGATGAGGACGGCGATCACACATGGTCGCTGGCTACCGGCAACGGCTACAACACCTATTTCGCCATCGTTCGCCCGACTGCGGGGTCATATTCGGCGACTGTCGGTCCTGCCGGCGGTAGCGATGCCTCTGGCGGCAACTGGTTCTCTCTTGAGGCCGAGTGATGTTCCTGCGCATCGGCGACCTCGGGCTGTTGTTCAGCGCTACTCAGGCGGCGCAGATTGACCTGTCCGCTGCTCCGAGCCCCCCACCTCCACCTCCCCCTCCACCGCCGCCGACCGATGACATCACGGTTGTTCTGTCGGCATCTCGCCTGAGCGGTCCCGCACCGCTGGCGGCGCACTTCATGGCGATCGGCACGACGGCGGACATTGATGGCGTCACCGACACCTTCCGGCAGTTGCTCTACACCTTCGACTTCGGTGACGAGGACGCGGGTACGTGGGCGATTTCTGGCAAGTCGAAGAACGAGCACATCGGTGGCCCGGTCACGGCACACGTTTTCGAGACCCCAGGCACCTACACCGTGCGCTGCACGGCAACCCGTGGCGAGTCATCGAACTACGAGGAAGTGACGATCACGGTTGAAGACCCGGATACGGTCTATGCCGGCACCAACACGATCTTCGTCTCACCGAGTGGCAACTATGCCGGTGCACCTTCTGGAGCCACGACGGCAACCAGCATCCCGACCATCGTGAGCAACCGGCGCTACATGCTGCGCCCCGGCGAGTCGTTCGGTTCGGTCAGCATCCCGCACGGCGTTTCCGGCACTCAGGTTGTCGCGGCCCCGCTGTCGGGTGCGAAGCCCATCGTGTCCTCTGTGCAAGTCGGTACCGGAGGCCAGGCTCCGAACGCCAACTTCCCCGAGGACATCACCATCGCCAATCTGGAGATGTCGGGGGGTCTCACTCAGACCGCATCCTGCCGCCGCCTGCTGCTCCTGAACCTTGACCAACCCAACAACCACGGGTGGATGATTAACTCGGCCATCGAGTATTGGGCCGACCCATCGCGCTACGGGCCGACCATGCCCATGCCGCGTGAGTATTTCGTGATCGGCTGCACCAGCGACGGCAACCGCGACGGATCGTCCCCGGGCTTCTATGGCTTCCTGCCTCGCTCTGCCGTCATGGGTTGTTCGTTCAAGAACACCTGGCAGCACATCATGAGGCTCTGGGCGTCCACGCAAAGCATCATCGCCCACAACGTGCTGGGCGGTGGTTCAAGCGATGGCGTTCGCCACTCACTGAAGATGCACAGCACCGGTAGCGGGACGTTCCCGGTAGAGGGTGATTTCTCCACTTCCGGCTGGGCCACGCGGCACAACGTGGTGATGGACAACGTGTTCTCCGACGAGGCCGACAACAACCAGTACGCGGTGGTGATCGGTCCGCAGAACGGCATCGTTTCTGAAGCAGTCGAAGACGTGATCTTCGAGAACAACCGTTTCAAGCGTGGTCCGAACTACGTCACCGATGGCGGCTTGTCTGGTCGTCGGATGACTGCCATCAACAACACGCAGTTCTCTGGTGGTGGCGCGGCGGCTGTCGAGCAGCCCGGCTTGCACAACGAGGGGCTTCCCGATGGATGGGAAGGCCCGTACTACACGAGCCGGACATGAACATCAACGAGACGACCAGCACCCGTCCCGTGCCCACGCCGTTTGAGGACTGACCATGAGCTACGTCGAGTCCGGCTATTGGGAGGCGGGGTACACCGAGGAAGATGTCGTCGAGCACGACGCTGTGCCGGCGAACTCGACCAGCGGGTCGATCTCCACCGCATCGAGCGCCATCCAGACCCACCTGGCCGCGCCGGCCAACTCGGTGTCGGGCTCCACGTCCACGGCATCGGCTGCCACGCAGGGCGAGGTGACGTTCGTGGCCACACCCGCCGATTCGGTGTCGGGCTCCACCAGCGAGGCCACTGCCGCCACGCAGGCCAACGTGGCCGTGCCGGCCAACAGCGTTTCGCGCTCCACGTCCTCGGCGTCAAGCGCCGTCAACCTGAACCTCACCCTTGACCCCGACTTCGCTGAGTACCCAATCAGCGATGAGCTCGTGGCCGAGTTCTGGGAGTGACCACCATGATCCTCGCGCGCTACCGACAACAACCAGGCGAGATCAAGTCTCGAAGCATCAGCTTTGCCAAATACCTTGAGCGCATGGGCGACTCCGCGCGTGCCGTCAACCCCATCGAGGTGAGCGTGCCCACGGGCCTGACCCTCGTGGCGGGCACCTGGGTCGATGCCGAGAACTTCTACAAGGCCCTCATCCAGGGCGTGCCCGGCCGCCACAAGTTGACGGTGTGGCTCAACACCGCCGGCGGCGAACGGCTCGAGGCCGACATCGTTTTCAACATCAAAGACGCCTGACCCAGGAGGAAGCGCCCATGCTCACGCGAATCATCGCCATTGCCGACCGGATGCTGCCGCCGCTGGCTGTCCTGGCCATCAACCTGCTTTTCCCGGTCGCGGCCTGGGCCGAGGCGAGCCTCAAGAGCCCGCTGTCCTACTCCCTGCGCGAGTACGGCTTGATCCTGGGCATCGCGCTCATGGGCGGCGCCGCGGGCTGGGTGCAGCGCGTGCGCAAGGGTGAGGCCGATGCCTCGCTACCCGCGCTGGTGGGCGAGCTCATGATCTCCGCGTTCTCCGGGCTCATCACCTTCTGGATATGCGAGTCGCAGGGGTTCAGCCCCCTCATCACCGCAGCGGCGGCCGGCATGGCCGGACACGCGGGCGGCACCGGCATCTCGTGGCTTGAGCGCCTGTTCAAGCGCTACATCGAGCGCCGCGTGGGTGCCACACAGCACGGCACGGGAGATAAGCGATGAAACCCGAACCACTGTGGCTCACCGAGGCCCGCAAGTACATCGGCGTGCGCGAGATCCCTGGCGTGAACCACCACCCCCTGATCGTGCAGATGTGGAAGACGATCAAGCGCGGCGGCATCCGCGACGATGAAACCCCCTGGTGTGCTGCTTACGTGGGCTTTTGCCTTGAGAACGTGGGTATCGTCTCCAGCCGCTTCGAGTCCGCGCGCAGCTACATGACCTGGGGCCGAGCGCTCGATCGCCCCGTGCACGGCTGCATCGTCGTCTTCACGCGCGCCGGTGGCGGGCATGTCGGCTTCCTCGTGGGCATGGACCGCAATGGCGACCTGCTCATCCTGGGCGGCAACCAAGGCAACGCCGTCAACGTGCGCGCCTTCCCCAAGGATCGCGTCACCGGCTACCGCTGGCCGCTGGCGGTTCCCATCCCCGATACCGGCCTCGCCCTGGGCGAAGCCCCTGCGACCACGGGTGAAGCATGAACCTGACGCGCTGGCTCCTGCTCATCGCGCTTGCCGCGGCCGGCGTGCAGTCGTGCCGCCTGGCCGACGAGCAAGCCGCGCACGCCAACACCCGCGCCGAGCGCGCGCAGGAGCGCGAGCGAGCCGCCACCGCTCTGGCCAAAGAGCAGGACCGCCACCGCGCCACCGAGAACACGCTTGCCGCCCGCATCTTGGAGGATGCCCATGAAACCCAGAACCGCCTTGACCAGCAAGAGCGCGACCTCGCTGCTGCTGGCTCTGTTGCTGAGCGCCTGCGCCGCGAGCTCGCCGCCGCCCGCGCCCGGGGCCAGTGCGCCGCCACCGCAGATCCCACCACTGCCGCCCCAGGCGGTGCAGCCGAGTCGCCCGTCGATCTGCACACCGAGCTGCAGCGCCGGCTTGATGAGGCTGCGGACGGAATTGCTGGATTCGCTGACCGCGCTGCAGAAGCCGGCGGCGCCTGCCAGCGCGCCTACGAGCGCGCCCGCCAAGCCCTGAAACCGAACGAGGTGATGCCATGACCGACTTGCTCAACCTGTTCTCCAGCAGCGACCTCATCATGGTCGCGCTGCGCGTGGCCGATGCGCTCGGCATGCTCTGGCCCACCGTGCAGGCCGCGCTCTGCCTGGCCGCCTTCCTGTGGATCTTCTGGGTGCTCTACGTCGCCACCATGGGCGTGTACCGGCTGCACCTGTCCGGGCAACTCAAGTCGCTGGACATCTCGCTCTTCACCAAGGCGATGTGCTACTCGCTGGTGGCCGTGGCCGTCGTCGTCGATGCACTCGCGCAGTACACGGTGGCCACGGTCATGTTCCTCGACCTGCCGCGCCGCGGAGAGCGCCTGGTCACCGACCGGCTGCAGCGCTACGTCGCTCAGCCCCGCCAGGACTGGCGATCGGCCAAGGCGCACTACGTGTGCACGCACCTGCTTGACCTCTTCGACCCCACGGGCGACCACTGCAACCGGAGCAAGGCATGAGCCAGAAGATTTCCAACAACGGCCGCTCGCGCCTGGTCAGCGCGATCGCCGACAACGCCACGACGTTCACGATCGAGAGCGCGACCGCCGACACGCTGCCGGTGGCCAACACCACCGACTGGCTTGAGCCGGAGGACTGGTTCAAGGCCGTGCTGGAAAACAGCCTGGGCCAGATCGAGATCATCTACGTGGGCATTCGCAACTCGGGCAGCGGCGTGCTCGGCAACATCCTGCGCGGCCAGGAGGGCACCACGGCCCTGGCCTTTGCGGCTGGTGACGTCTGCGCGCTTCGCCTGACGGCCCTCGACCACGAAGGCCTCATCAACTTCAAGTCGGTGGACAACGTGTTCACTGGCAACAACCAGTTCACGCAGCCCATCCAGGGCAGCATCACCGGCAACGCGGCCACCGCGACCACCGCCACCACGGCCGGCTCAGCAACAACCGCCGCAACCGCCACCACGGTGGTGGACGGCGCCATCACCGAGGCCAAGCTGGCGGCCAACGCTGTCACGCCGGGCAAGATCGCAAACTCGGCAGTGGAAACCGCCAAGATCGCCAATGAGGCGGTGACCACGCCCAAGATCGCCAACGAGGCCGTGACGCAGGCGAAGCTCGCGGCTGCCGTGGTCGAGCGGCAAGTGCCTGTTGGCACGATCATCACCTCGGCCCATCGCTCGCCGCCGCCGGGCTATCTGCGCGCCAACGGCGCAGAGCTCAGCCGCCTGGACTACGCCGACCTCTTCAACGCGCTGTGCGAAGACCAGGGCGAGTGCACCATCAGCGTGTCCAACCCGGCGATCGTCACGGTCAACGGCAACGACCTGCAGATCAACGAGCCGGTGCGGCTGCAAACCACGGGCACGTTGCCGACAGGGCTTGCCGCCAACACCACGTACTACGTGCGCAGCAAGCCCGGCGTGGACACCATCACGCTGTCCGCCACCCCAGGCGGCACGGCCATCGGCACCAGCGGAACCCAGGGCGGTGTGCACAGCATGCGCGCATTCCCATGGGGCGCTGGCGATGGTGCATCGACCTTCAACCTGCCTGACCTGCGCGGCGAGTTCGTGCGCTTTGCCGACCAAGGCCGTGGCATTGACACCGGCCGCGTGATCGGCACCGAGCAGGGCTCCCAACTCGGCTCCCACACCCACTCGATCTCACCGGCGCTGCGATTCTCGGTGAGCGGAGAAGGTGCGTCAGGACAGCATTTTTCCGCCACGAGCACCGCGACGGGGTTCACCAACTACGCCCTGACCGCCGCCGGCGGCACGTCCAACGGCAGCGAGACGCGATCGCGCAACGTCGCCCTTGAGGCCTACATCAAGTACTGAGGCTGACCATGAAAGTTGTCTCCCAACTGGATGCGAACGGATACTTCGTGGGTCCGACCACGGCCGATCGCTCGCCGCGCAACCCCGATGTGTGGCTGCTGCCCGGTGGCGCCGTCGATGCCGCGCCGCCCGAGATCCCCGACGGCAAGGTGGCCCTGTGGCAGAACGGCACCTGGGCCTTTGTCAACCCGCCGGGTGAGTCGCAGCAGGAGACGCCACCGGTCGATGGCGTGCCCCAGGTGGTCACGCGCGCGCAGGCCAAGGCGGCGCTTGCGCAGGCCGGCCTGCTCGATGCCGTGCAGACCATCATGGACGACCCCGAGACGCCGATCCTCTACCGCATCGCCTGGAACGACGCGCAGGAGTTTCGCCGCACCTCGCCGACGCTCGCGGCCCTGGCTGTGCTCATGAGTCTGAGCGAGCAGGATCTGGACAACCTCTTCACGGTGGCCGCCGGCATCGAGCTATGACCGTCATTGCGATCAAGGCCTTCCGCGGCGCTGTGCCGCGCATGAGTTCGCGGCTGCTGCAGCCCAACCAGGCGATTCGCGCCTGGAACTGCCGCATCACGTCCGGCCGCCTTGATCCCGTGAACAAGCCACGAACGGTGGTGACATCGACGATCGCCAACAACATCCGCTCGATCTACCGGTACCGCCACCTTCGCGCCGGCGTGCGCCTGGACTCATGGCTCACGTGGGACAGCGACGTGGACATGGCGCCTTCTCCGCTGGCCAACGAAGAGCGCGGCACGTTCTACTTCACCTCCGAGGCCTTTGACCCTCGAGTCTCCAACTACGAGCTCGCCATCAGCGGCTCCGTCTACCCCAATGCGTGGTTCGCCCTGGGCGTGCCCAGCCCCACGGTGGCGCCCACTGTCACGCCCACCGGCGGCAGTGGAACGGACGAAGAGCGCAGCTACGCCTACACCTTTGTGACGGCCTGGGGCGAAGAGTCCGGCCCGAGCCCGGCATCCGCGCTGGCCACCGGCAAGCCCGATGGCACCTGGGCGCTCACCAACCTGCAGACCGCGCCACCCAACAGCGGCACCGTCGTCACCGCACTGGCCAACACGCCGGCATCCGGTCAGGTGCGCATCGAACTCAACAGCGTGTTCGGCCTGGCGCAGCACGAGCGCATCACCATCGCCGGCGTCGTCGGCATGACCGACCTCAACGGCTCGCACCGCATCCTCTCGGTCGACGCCGCGAACAACCGCGTGGTGGTGGCGCTGGAAACCGCGCAGACCTACACGTCGGGCGGTACCTGGGCGCGCGAGGCGCTGCTCAACACCACGGGCATGGTCAAACGGATCTACCGCACCGCAGGCAACGACTCGGCATTCCTTTTCGTGGCCGAGATCCCTGCGTCCACCACCAGCTACAACGACACCGTGGCTGGCGCGGACCTTGGCGAAGTCATCATCACCGCCGGCACACTGCCGCCACCGAAGAACCTGACCTGCTTTGATGTGCTGCCCAACGGCTGCGGTGTTGGACTGGCCGGCAACGAGGTCTGTTTCAGCGACCCCTACATGCTCTACTCGTGGCCGCTGAGCAACCGCTACAGCTTCTCCGGGCGTGGCGTGGCGCTGGTCAAGGCCGGCAACTCGGTCATCGTGCTCACCGAAGGGCAGCCGATCCTCTTCACCGGCTCTGACCCCGAGGCCATGAGCCCCACCACCATCGAAACCTACGCGCCGTGCGTGTCCAAGCGCGGCATGGTCGATGTCGGTGGCGGCGCGCTGTACCCCAGCCATGACGGCCTGTGGCTCATCACGCCCCAGGGCGCGAAGAAGATCACGCAAGGCCTGTACCGTGAAGACGAGTGGAAGGCGCTCAACCCGCACACCTTCCAGGCCGCGCTGTTCGATGGCCAGTACCACGCGCACTACGCGCCATCGACCGGTGAACCCAAGATCCTCGTGCTCGACATCAACGAGCCCGACAGCGTGACCGAGATCACCGAGGACGTCGGCGCCATCTACCGCAACGACTTCGACGGCATGCTCTATGTCGCCAAGGGCAAGACGATCCGCCTGTGGGAAGGCGATGGCGCCAACTTCTACTTGTCCGACTGGCTCAGCCGCGACCACCAACTGGCCACGCCCACCACGCTCAACTGCGCGCAGATTTTTGCCGACTTCGGCGCCATCGTGGCACCCGACACCTCGCAGCAGGAGGCCAATGCGGCGCTGCACGCCACGCCCATGATGGGCTCCGGCCAGATCGCCGGCACGGAGGTTCTGCGCACGCAGGTCGCCGGCTCCCTGCTGACGCCAAGCCCGCCGGTGTCCACGCGCAGCGTGCAGATGACCCTGCTGCGCAATGGCGTGCCGTGGTTCACAAAGACGGTGACGTCTTCCAAGCCGTTTCGGCTGCCCACCGGGTACCGCGACGAGGTGTTCTCGGTGCAGATCGCGGCCTCGGTGAAGACCTACTCGATCGCGCTGGCCAGTTCCATGGAAGAGCTCAAGCAGGTGGCGCCATGAAGAAGCCCGGCTTGCCTCTGGTCAAGGACACCGGAAACCCGATGCTCGACCTGTTCTGCCAGAACACGAAGCAGACGCTGGACGGCATGACCGGACAGGCCAGGGCACGCCCGCGGCTGGAGCCGCTGCCGCCGACGGCCAGCCTGGTCGAGGTGATCGAGCGCATCAACGAGGTTGTGCTGAGGCTGCAGGAATGATGAGCCCCCTGCGTGAACTGCTGGCGTGCAACCTGGGAGCGACGCTGACGCCCGAGCTTGCCGCGCAGATCGAGGTGGCTGCTCGCATGGGAGACGACGAACCGATCGACCCGCGCGGCTTCGGCGTCGAGCAGCACGGCGACTACCTCATCCAGGCCGAGCGCTTCGAGGATGTGCTGCCCGAGTTGGACGAGCTGCACCAGGTGCACTGGCTGGAGACGGAGAAGCACCGCCACGGCCTGGCGCTCAACCCAGACTACATCGCCATGGCCGCCATGGACCGCAGCGGGCGCTGCATCCAGTTCACCGTGCGCCACCAGGGCGCGCTGGTGGGCAACCTGCGCTTGTGGATCGGCGTGAGCCTGCACACCCAGACCCGCTACGCAAGCGAGGACACCCTGTTCCTGCTGCCCGAGCACCGTGGCGGCTTCCTCGTGATGGCCCTCATCCGCTTCGCCGAGGGCGCGCTGCGCTCCATCGGCATCACCGAGATCCGCGTGAGCAGCAAGTTGGTCAACAACGCCGACGTGCTGATGCGCCGCATGAAGTACCAGCCCGTGGCGCTGGAGTTCGTCAAGTTTTTCCCGAAGGAGTGAGCTATGTGCTCTGACGCACCCGACATGAGTGGCGCCAACGCTGCGGCGCTGCAAAACGCGAAGCTCTCGCGCGAGGCCCTGGACTTCTACAAGAAGGTCTACGCCGACGAGGCGCCGACCCGTGCGCGAGCGTCCGAAACCGCGCTCAAGGTGGCCGATGCCCAACTGGCCTCCATGACCCAGCAGGATGCGCTCTCCAAGGAATACGCGGACTACAACCGCGAGACGTTCCGCCCGCTGGAGAAGTCCATCGTCGCCGACGCGCAGAACTACGACACCGCGGAGCGGCGCGAGGCCGAGGCCGGTACCGCTGTGGCTGACGTGGGCATCCAGGCGGCCAACGCGCGCCAGCAGGTCGAGCGCAACCAGCAGCGCATGGGCGTCAACCCCAACAGCGGCGCGGCCGTTGCCTTGACCAACCAGTTGAGCCTGGGGGAGGCCGCCGCCAAGGCGGGCGCCGCCAACACGGCGCGCAAGAACGTCGAGACGATCGGCTTTGCCCGCAAGATGGATGCGGCGGGCCTGGGCCGCAACCTGGCCTCCAACTCGTCTACGGCGGCGAGCGTGGCGCTCAATGCGGGCAACAGCGCGACGGGTAACGCCAGCGCTCCGGTGGCGCAGGGCCAGTCCGCTGCGGATCTGATGGGTAAGGGCTTCAGCACCGCGATCCAGGGCAACAACAGCGCGGGCCAGCTCTACGCGCAGGCCGCGCAGATCTCCGGCCAGGACAGCGGCATGTGGGGCGCGCTGGGCTCCGTCGCCGGTGGCTTCCTGGGCGGGCGCGGCTTCGAGAAGATGATCAGCTCGGACAAGAAGCAGAAGCACCGCGGCAAGAAGGTCAAGCCCGAGCTGTCGCTTGCCCAGATCCGCCGGCTGCCGGATGCCGAGACCTACGTCTACCGCGATGACAGCCCGGCCGCAGACGGTGGCGTGGTGCACACCGGCCACATGGCCCAGGACGTGAACAAGGCCATGGGCGATGAGGTGGCACCGGGCGGTGAGGTGATCGACGTGCAAAGCGCACTCGGCCACACCTTCAACGCCGTCAAGGCGCTGGACAAGCGTCTTCTCTCCCTTGAACACGCACGAAAGGCCTGAACCATGAGCAAAGGTCGAAATGCACTTGCCTTCGCGGCCGGCTTGGGCAGCGGCTACCTGTCGGCTCGCCGGAACGCTGAAGAGGATGAACTGCGCGAAGAGGATCGCGCGTGGCGCGACGAGCAGCGCAACTTCCAGCGTGAAGGCATGGAGCGGGAGCGCAAGTATCAGCAGTCGCTGGCCGACGCCGTGGCACCGCGCCAGGCGATTGAGGGCACGGTAGTTGCGGACGCCGGTGGCAACCGCAACCTCTACCAGGACCCTGCCCAGGCCGCTGCCGCCCAGGCAGACCTGCAGGCCGAGGCCGAGATGCGCGGCACGCCCACGCTGGCCGATGCCCGTCCTGGTTTTGGCGTCACCGGCACCAGCGTGGGCAACCGCATCACCGACGCACGTCCTGACGTGGCCGAGATCAACACGCCACAGGCCCGCAATCAGCGCGTGATCGACGCCACCATGGCGCACAACCCTGCGCAAGGCATCTCGCTGCAGAACGCCACCACCGCTGCTGAGAAGGCGCGCTTCGACATGGAAGAGGCGCAGCGCCGGCGCCGCACCGAGATCGAGCAGGAGGGCTTGGTCGCGACGGTGCGCGCAGCGCAGTCCGGTGATCCCGCCGCGGTCAAGGCCGCCTTCAACAAGGGCGGCAACCTCATGGTGGACGGTGACCTCACGGTGACCACGGTCAAGCGCCAGGCCCCCTGGGGCGCAGAGATCGACTCCTACACCTACGAGGGCACGGTGGTCGACAAGGACGGCAAGAAGCGGCCCGTGAAGGTCAACTCGCTGGACGCCATGGTCTCCATGCTGCCGTTCAAGGACCTGTTCGAGAGCCAGTCTCAACTGGGCCTCGCCGACGTCAAGCATAAGCAACGCCTCGCAGAGATTGGTGCAGAAGGAGCCGAGCGGCGAAAGAGTCAAGAACATGCCTCAAGCCTTGACGGCGGCATGGGGAAGCCACCGTCTGGATATAGGTGGAAGAACGACGGCGGTTTAGAGCCAATTCCTGGCGGCCCTGGCGACAAAAAGCAGCAGGGCAAGCCAATGCCATCGAGCGCGGTGAGCGGGCTCCTTGAGAACCACCGCAATCTGCGTCGCGCGCAGACGGCCTTGCAACTCATATCTGGAAACCCCGTTGGTGACACCACCGGCGATTCAAACGCCACAGGCATCAAGGGGTACATGCCGAACCAGGTGCTCAATCGGATCGACCCGGCGGGCGTGGACACGCGTGCCGCAATAGCGGATCTCGGCAGCCTCGTCATCCACGATCGTTCTGGGGCTGCTGTGACAGCAGCGGAGTTTCCGCGTCTAGCGCCATTCATCCCGACTGAGAAGGACGACCCCGCGACAGCTCGGAAGAAGCTGGCCCAGTTCGTCAAGAACTACCAAGCGCAGATCGACGACACCACGGAGTTCTACCGCGAGATGGGCTACAACGTGCCCACCCAAGTCCTGCAGCCCGTAGGCGGCGGTGGAACGAACAGTGACGGTGATCTTCCTCGGGTCGCCACGCCGGCCGACGCGGCGAAGTTGCCCTCGGGCACGCGCTTCATCGATCCCAACGGCGTTACCCGAACGGTTCCCTGATCATCGGATCGACCGACACTGCACGAGGCACCGCGAATGGACAAAGACAAAAGGACAGAGCTCGATTGGAGTGCGTTCCCTAAAGTAAGGGAAGCGGCCAAGCCGAAGGCCTCGGGGGACACCAAGCCACCCAAAGGCGAGAAGAAGCAGCGAACCACCCTGGATGAGGTCGGCCGCCAGGTCGGGCTGACTGTGCGCCATGGTGTCGCAGGCGTACTCAGCCTGCCGGTCATGGCTTCCGATGCAGTTACCGGCGTGATCAACACGGGAGCGGACGCGGTGCTGGGCGAGGGGCGCGGCCCGCGTTTCATGTCGGCCGGGCGGGCTGTTCAGAACGCGATGAGTGCCGCGGGTCTTCCGGAGCCCGAGAACGCCACGGAGCGAGTGGTGGGCGACATCACCTCTGGTATGGCTGGCGCTGGCGGCATGGTCAAGGGAGCCGAGGTGCTAAGCAAGGCTGCGTCTCCCGTTGCGTCTGCTGTGGGCAAGACCTTGTCGCAGGGTGCAGGCCTGCAGGTTGGTAGCGCGGCGGCCGGCTCCGGTGCTTCCGGTGTCACGCGCGAGAGCGGCGGAGGTACCGGTGCGCAGGTGGCGGCAGGGCTTGTTGGGTCGGTGGTTGCTGGCGCCGGCGGGACATTGAAGGAAGGAACAATACGTCGAGCGTTGCGTGGTGGCGAAGAAGGGCGAAAGCGTGTTGCGCAGAACTTGGAGTCCTTCCGACGTGCTGGTACCGCGCCAACGCTGGGGCAGGCCACGGATAGCCGCCTGCACCGTGCAGCCGAGTCGGCCTTGGCCAAGACCCCGGGCGGGGCAGGCGTAATCGCCGTGCGCGCCCGAGAGCAGGCCAACGAGATGGCCGCTGCTGTGCAGAAGCTCAGCGATGAACTCGCTCCCGGTGCGAGCGCTGCCAACGCGGGTGAGGCGATCTCGCGCGGAATCAATGCCTTCAAGCAGGGCTTCAAGGGCGTGCAGAACAAGCTGTACAACGACCTGGACCAGCACCTGCCGAAGGACACGCCAGTTGCTGTGACGAAGACTCAGCAGGCACTAGCCGATCTCAACGCCGACATCCCGGGCGCGCCCAACCTGAGCCAGTGGTTCAAGAGCGCCAAGATTCAGGGTATCGACAAGGCACTGCAGGCTGACCTCGACGCTGCCTCTGCTGCCGCCGCCAATGGCCAGGTGAGCGCACTGCCGTACGAGGCGATCAAGAAACTGCGCACACTCGTGGGCAACGAGATCGCCGACAACAGCCTCGTGTCCGACGTGCCGCGCTCGAAGTGGACGGCGCTGTACGGCGCGCTGTCCGACGACCTGGGCGTCGCGGCCACAGCGGCCGGCCCCAAGGCCGAGCAGTCTTGGCGCTGGGCCAACACCTACACCAAGACCCAGCTCGAACGCCTCGAGCAGCTCTCCAGCATCGTCAAGCGCGACTCGCCGGAGCGCGTTTTCAATGCTGCGATCGCCGGCACCGCCGAGGGCGACACCATCGTCAAACGCGTGATCAACGCGTTGCCGAAGGCCGAGCGCCGCGAGGTGGCCGCCGCCGTGCTGCAGCGCCTCGGCCGCGCCACGCCGGGCCAGCAGAACGCGATGGGCGACGCCTTCAGCAGCGAGACGTTCCTCACGAACCTCTCCAAACTCAGCCCGGCCGCGCGCAAGACCCTGTTCGGGCGCACCGACCGCGCCGGTATCGAGGAGCAGGTCGCCAACTTCGCCAAGCTCGCCGAGTCGCGGCGCGACGGCGGCCGCGTGTTCGCCAACCCATCAGGCACCGCAGCGGCTGAAGCGCAGCTCGCGACCGCGGGCGGCATCGGTGCCGGTGCGGTCGGCTCGGTTCTGACGGGAAATCCTTTGCCATTGGCTGCAGCGCTTGCGGTGCCTCTCTCGGCGCGCGCGATCTCAAAGACGATGGTCAATCCTCGTCTCGTCGAACAGATCGCCACCAAGACGCCTATCCAGGACGGGCTGCAGGGTTCTCTAGCAGGCGCAGCCGCTCGTACCGGCCAGGCGACGCCCCAGCCCGAAGACGACTGGAGCGCCTTCCCTGAAGTCGGCGATGGTGCCACTCCGGAACAGCGGCCAGATCCCGCCCAGCAGGTTCAGCCGCCGCGCGGTCCGATCGAGCCCGGGAATATCGACCTGCGCAGCAGGCCCCAGGTGCGCAACCCCGACGGCAGCCTCAGCACGGTCCGCTCGATGTCGATCGGCACCGATCAGGGCGAGGTGTTGATCCCGACGATCACCGACGACGGCCGCGTGATGAGCGAGGACGAGGCAATCGAGCAGTACCGGGAGACCGGCCGGCATCTGGGCATCTTCGCTACGGAGCAGGAGGCCACGGACTACGCGCGCGAGCTGAGCACGCAGCAGGGTGAGGCGATCGCGCCGCCCGCTGCCGATCCAGCGCCGACGCCGATGCGCGCGCCAGAGTCAGACCCGCTGGTGCGCATTGAGCGCCTGCGCGCAGCTGGCGAGACCAGTGTGGCGGATGCCCTTCAAAAGCGCTTCGAACGGCGCGAGGCTGAACGTGTGGTCGGCATGGAGCTGCAACAGCTTGCTGCGGCCGGCAATGACCTCCTGGCCGACCCCGGCTTTCAGAGCCTATACCGAGAACAGCGCTCGGTTGGCCTCAAGCCTGTGGAGGCAGCTGGGCGTGCGGCGTTAGATAGCGGTGTGCAGCGCATTGCCGCATCAACGGGAATGCCTGAGCGTGCTCTGGTGAAGCTGCGCGAGGGCCTGGCCAAGGTCGAGCCCGAGCGGGTGCCTGAGGTTGTGCAGAAGTTTGTGTCATCGCTGGCCACAGCCGGCCTGATGCAGTTGCCGGACTTTGACGTAGCTGCCGAACTCGATTCGACGTGGGAGCGAGTGACGGCCTCAGCTGCAGAGAGCTTCTATCCACCCGAGCCGCCGCCGCCGGACCCGATCGCGACGGCGATGGCAGAGAGTGGGCTGGGATCTTCTGGCGGCGGTGGCTCCATGGTCACTGGTCTGGAAACCGACGCCCCGCAGGCATTGGACGTCGCGGCGCACGGCGCGGCCACCAGCCCAGCGAACGACCTGCCTGAGCCGACAGAACGTCAACATGAGGCGGGCAACTACCGCAAGGGGCACATGCGTCTGGCCGGCCTCGACATCAGTATCGAGAACCCGGCGGGATCGGTGCGCCGAGGGGTGGATCGCGACGGCACCCCCTGGGAGTCGCAGATGGCGGCGGCGCACTACGGATACCTGAGACGAAGTCGTGGCAACGACGGCGAGCAGATCGACGTGTTCGTGAAGGTAGGAACTCCGCAAGACTATGCCGGACAGGCGTTCGTGATCGACCAGATCGACCCCGCGACGGGCATGTTCGATGAGCACAAGGTCATTCTCGGGGCTGCTGACGAGGCCGAGGCGCGCGAGCTGTACCAGGCGCAATACTCCCCTGACTGGCAGGGCCTGGGCGCCATCACCGCGTTGCCTATGCAGGCCTTCAAGGCCTGGGCGACTGGCGGCACGCGCAAGCAGCCGCTCGGCGACATCGCGGCTGCGCCGGCCGAGGAGGGCGGGATCGCGTCGTCGCCGCAGTTCGCCGTGGAGCAGCGCCCCGACGGCACGCTCGCTGTCCTCGGGGACCAGGCGGCGATCCGTGAGCTGCTGACGGCGGCGGGCGTGCAGAGCATGCTGCCGATGCGTGATGGGATGCTAGTTGGACGCAGTGGCGCAGCGAATGCGATGGGTGCGCTGAGCGCGTAAGTTCGCCCGCGTTTTGTGGGTTCGCGTTGGCAGTCGGCGGCATGAAGCGTGCTATTGATTGGGTTGTGTGAAACGAGCGTTGTGATAAAGTCATACGTAATACGGCGAAACTTTCGCTGTATTTGCAGAGTTTTCTGCAATCTCCTTCACCCAACGTCTTCCCGTTCAAATGGCAGCACTCACCACGCAATCGCCGATTCGTGTCGTGAACGGTCGCATCGTCAGCTTGACGCTCAACGATCCTGAGATCAAGAAGAAGATGGCAGCCAGGCGCGCCAAGCTGAGGGCCAACCCCCAGGCCCTTCGCGAAGAGTACGTCAAGGCGGGGATCCTCACGCCCGGCGGCAAGCTGACCAAGCGCTACGGCGGCTGATGCTCTATCGGCGGCTGCCCAACTGGGTGTTGGGTTTCCACGGCACGGACGAGGAAACCGTCCACAGCATCCTGAACAGCACCAGCAAGCAGCTCAAGGCGAGCGCGAACAACTACGACTGGATCGGCGGCGGCATCTACTTCTGGGAGAACGATCCCGAGCGCGCGCTACAGTTCGCGCGCGAGCGCATGGAGTGGAAAAGAATCACCGACAAAAAGCCTGCGGTCATCGGCGCGGTGATCGACCTGGGCCTGTGCCTGAATATGTTCGATCAGGCAGCACTGCTCGAAGTCCGAGAGGCCGAGCAAGAGATGTTGGGCGACTTCAAGGTCATGGAGGTCGAGCCTCCCAAGAACGACGGCAACACCAAGGATCGGCGTCTGCGGCGCCTCGACTGCGCCGTCATCGAGTACCTGCACGTGATCCGGGAGCAAACGGGAGCGCTGGCCTACCAGTCGGTGCGCGCAGGGTTCCATGAGGGCGACGAGCTCTACGAGGGATCTGGGTTCTACACGAAGAACCACATCCAGATCGCCGTTCGCGATCACGCTTGCATCAAGGGCTACTTCCTGCCGAGGAAGTGAACTGGGGAAGGTCAGCGCAGCAGCCAGCCCAGGAACATGAAGACGCTCCACACCAATGCGCCGAGCGTAGCGATGACGAACAGGAAGCTGCGGACAGCGCCGTTGGTGACTTTGGCGCTTTTCCGGTAGCGTTCTGCCTCGAGCAACTGCTGCGAATCGGCGAGATCGCGCGCTGGAACTCGGGGGCCCATTGGTTTCATGCGCGAAGCGTACCATCCCGGGAGCCAGCGGGCAAAGCCGAAAAGGGGGGCGCCGTGGCGCACGGTGTGTGCCGACGCCTCGATTGCCCCCTCCAACTCCTCACGGGTCAGGGGGATGTCCAGCTGCAGCAGCTCGCGCGCGCTGTGGGTGGCCAGGGCGCGCAACTGCTTGCGCAGCGGATCGTCGATGTTGAACTGGCCGGTCGTTGGGTCGAAGGCCCACTCGACCATCTTGGCAACAATCTCGTCTGCCTCGTCGATCGGTTGCAGGTTGCATTGGCCGTCGTCGCCCACGTACATGTCGCGCACGGTGTCCCTAGCCAGGCCAAGGCTGGAATCGCCTGCGCGCACGGCGCCAAGTACTTGGGCCATGAAAGTGACCCAATGAACCCCCAGCATCTCCCGGAAGCCATGGTGGCCGATGGCCTCGTGTGCAAGAGTCGCCAGCGCCTTCTCGGCCGACTGCGCATCGGCGACCACGAACACCTCGTCGTCCATGTGTGCGCCCAGGATAGGGAAGGGCGCGCGGAACGGTAGTGCCGCAGCATCACCTACGACGCTGATGCTCGGAGCCGCGCGCCACCGGCTCGTCAGGCCGTGCACCGCGCGCTCGACTCGCTTGAAGTGTTCCACGTGTTCTCCTGAGAAAGAGGCCCACCCCGAAGGGTGAGCGTTTCTGGTGGTCGGTTGCCAGGTTCCATGCCTGCCAATCCACGCCGGGCCTTGCCTAGGCTGGACGTGCCTTGCCACGCCTGCCTCACCACGCCGGTCCCGAACTTGCCATACCACGCCCCGCCTTGCCTGCCTTGTTCCTTCCCCAGGGGATGGCGCCCCTGCCGGCTGCCTATTTCGCTTGCGCTGCGATGGGCTCTCGCAATGACAACGCTACTTGGTCGAGCGCGCTGAACACGTCGGCCAGTTCCTGCAGCTCGCGGTACTTGCGTCCCACCGAGTCGAGCTCGGTGTATGCGCGCTGCAGCACCTGTCGGCGCATCTCGGAATCGTTCATCGCCGTAGCTGTCGATTCGTAGCCGCGTGCGCCATCGCGTGTCACGGCGACGAAGGCGCGTACAGGACGCACGGGTGGGTCCTGCTGTCGCTGGACGCCCTCTAAGCTCACCTGGCGCGGCCTCGCCTTGGGCGTCTCGATGTAGGTCACCGTGATGCTTCGGATCAGATGTCCGGCCTGATTGAGTCGGTGCTGCTCGGCTGCCTTGCCGTCGTCCCACTCGAAATAGTCGTGGAGCGGGCTCTGTTCCGCGCGTGCGTCGTCCAGCACCAGTTCGGGCGTCAGGTTGTGGGATCGAGCGCGAATGCCCTCCAGGTGCTCGCCGACCTGTTGAGCGTCGCCGGAGAGGTGGCACCCTTCGCGAAAGTGAAAGACAGGCTTCATGCGTTACTCCACGTGGAACCGGCCGAACATGCCATCGCGCTGCGGCCGCCACTCGCCCACGCCACAGGCGAAGCCGGCCACCGAGAACATGTTGACGATCTGCTCGGCGCTGATGGCGTTGGCGTTGAACTGAATTGGCACTGTCACGGCCCACTGTTTGAACTCGCCCCGGAAGCGGATGTCGGACGTGCCCATGGCGATCTTGACCATGTCCTCGCGCGGCGTCGGCACGCCCTCGATCTTCAACAGCTCGCCCGGAATGTGGAACGCTCCGCGCATCTGCACCTTGGTGATGCCGTCCACGAAGGTTGCGGCGTCTACCGCGGCAGCCTTGAATGCGATCGCCGGGAACCCATAGCCGCCGTCGGGGTGTGGGTATAGGGAATCCCTGAAGTCCTGCTCGGGGTCCTTCGCCTGCTTTCCTACGTTGGCCCGCTTCATCTGCTTGTCGAGCATTTGCTTCTTTGCCTTCTCGCTCCAGGCATGGCAGATCAGCGGGCTATCTCCGACCAGGCGCAGTTGAATTGTCTGAAGGTTCAGGGGCGGCAGCGTGATCGTTTGCGATTCGGGTTTCTTCGTGGCCATGATCACGCCTTACCTTCGGCCTTGAGCCGCGCCTTCACGGTTTCCAGATCGAACATCAGACCGGAGTTCGCGAGGTCCACGAGGTTCTGGTCGTCTAGATGGTCGAGGTTGGCACCGTAGGCTTTTACAAACGTCTGTAGCCACTTCGCGAGCGTGCCGAAAAAGCCGAAGTACTGGGCACGCAAGCTCTCGAACTCGGAGGACCAATCCTTGAGCATGGTGTGTTCAAGCGCCGCGTTCCCGCCTTCCTGCTCGAAACGGATCATGAAAGACTCGACAACGCCGGTCATCCAGGAGGTTGCCTGGCCGGCCTCCTCGGCCCGCAAGTGCTTCAGGAAAACAATGGCCATTGCTTCACCGGTTTGGTAGCCGCCCATGTACCCCCCGGTGGCTGGTACGGTCCAGTATGGCGTCGATACCTTCTTGCCGCGGTCGTTGAGGAATGGCATGCGCCGCAGGCCGTCTTTTTCGCGTGGCTTGAGCCTGATGGGTCCACGTCGGAGTGCTGCGCGGCGGGGGCGTGACGTGGCTCGAGATATGGTCGTAGAATTCATAACGGTCTTCTCGCTTTGCTAGGTGAGTGATCCAGAAGCCTCAACAGGGTCCAAGCTGTTGGGGCTTCGCCTTTTGTGGTCCGTCATGCTCGCTTCCCGAGCAGCAGAGTCTCCAGCCGGCCAAGTGCAACCTTCGCAGCCGCGTACCCGTCATGGTGGTCGTTGGCCGCCTCCATCGCCTTCACGGCCAGATGCTGCGCCACGACGATCGATGACTTCTGCGCGGACGCTACTTTGCTGCGCTGGCCCGAGGCAATGCCCACGGTTTTGTTGACCAGCTTGTTGAGGTTCATGTGAACGAACCGCTCGTTCTCCGAGCCGGCCGCCAGCTCGTGGGCCCTGTCGTGCAGCTCGTGGTAGCCGGGCAGGTACTCGAGTTCGGTAGCTGCCTCCCCTGCGCGTGCCTGCTTGAATGCCTTGACCAGCGCTGTCTTGAGCTCAACGATGTGGGCAGTGTTGCGCGACATCGTCAGCAGCAGGTAGGACTGATCCTCGTTCAGCAGGGCGAAGCGCTGGCGCTTTGCACCTCGGCCGCCTTCGGTTCTCACTGCCTCCGTTTCAAACGGAAGAAGTCCCAGGGACTTGAAGTTCGTGGCGTAGCGCTCGATGAGCTCTAACACGTTCTTGTGCTGGTTCTGCAGTCGCGCGGCGAGTTGGCGGCTGTCGATGCGTGGCTCGCCCTTCGAGTGGACGAGGACGACGGCCCTCATTTCGGGGCTCCGTATTGCTTCAGGCACCCTGCTTGGCCGCTTCATCATTCCGCTCCCGGTTCTTCTCGCTCTCGGCGACCAATTCCGCTGTGGCGGTGGCCGAGCGACCCCGCGATTGAAGCCCTTCACGGATGAGCGCCACGATCTGCCCGTTGAAGCTGCGATCCTCCGCACGGGCGGCATCGTGAACCTGGCTGTGCAGGTCGGGAGGAAGGCGCACCGCCGTGTTCTTCCAGTCCTTTTGACTTTGGATGCTTGCCAATTTCATATCCTTTCTATGCACCATCTGTGCACGGCGCAAATTCTAGGCACGGTGCTAATATTTTGGCAAGCGTTTTTCTGGCACAGTGCCTAGATGGCACGAGACGACCCGACCATCTACTTGCGCATTCCGGCTGACCTCAAGGAGAAGCTGGACCAAGAGGCCCTCAACAATCGACGCTCGCTGACCAGCGAAGTCGTCGCCCGCTTGAACGAGAGCTTCGAGGGGCCACGCAAGGATGTGTTTGACGTGCTGCAGCGCGAGACCGAAGCGATGCTCGCTGCACTGACAGCGCAGGTGCAGATGCAACAGATGCGGATCGACTTGGCCCGCGTGAGGCTCGATGGCTTGTTCATGAAGCGGCGCGCTCTGGAGGCGGAAAGCCGGGAACTGATCGCCAAGGCCAAGACCGACCGGGAACTCAAGCTAGCGGCTGCAGCCGGCGACGAGTTGCATCAGGTGCTCAGTGACGCAGCTTCGGTCGAAGTAGAGCTCGTGGGACTCGCGAAGGAACGGGATGAGACGATCGCCCAGTTGGAGCACGTGCGCCAGATGGTCGACTCAGCGCGAACAGGGCTGGAGGAATCGCTGAAGTCGAAGCGCCGAGCCCATTTGGATGAGCCGCCGGCGCAAGCTGCGCTGCCGTTGCCCAAGCGCCGCGTGATCCTCAAGCGTCCATGAAGGTCAAGCCGAGCGCGCTCACGGCGCCTGCGCCTGTCGAGATTGAAAACCTGCGGCGCCATGCCGAAGAGGTCAGCGAGCGCATACGCGCGATGCTTGCCGAGTCCCATGGCCTTTAGCTCAGAAAAGAGCAGAAGTTCCCCGAGCGCTGAGCTGATTGGCCGAGCGCTCGGCCATCACCCTTTCCCCCGAACCAGCTGTCTCCTCGGTTAGTCGCGCCGCGAGGCTGCTGAGCGTTGCCCCCTGGCCCTCGCGGGTCGGGGGGCTTTTTCCGTTGGAACTACAGCGGCCGGACCAACCAGAGTTGCTCAAAGGCCGCCATGGCGTCGCCATCGCTGCGCCGCTCGATCCCGCGCAGGATGAAGCCGTCATCGGTCGTGGCGTGCCACTGCGGTTCGATCAGCGCGTCGGCTCCACGCACGGCGCTACCCTGGGATACCATGAGCGACAGGACCCGCAGGGTTGGCTTGCCACGCTGGGGCTGGTCGCCCTGGTGTAGGTAGCCTTCGATGGGTTCTGGCCAGTCCTTCTTGGCCAGGGCCACGCCGTTGAGGCGAAGCTTGGTGACGGTGCAGCGCATGACAGCAGTTTCGCACCTGCCCGGGTGCTACGATGCCGACAGGCGGCGTGGGCATTGCTGTAGGCATCCGGGCAATGATTCACGTGAAACCCGCGCCGTTGCTTGCTTGTCGGAGTTCTCTCACTCCGCCAAGTGTTCGAATGCAAAGGCGCCCCTCGGGGCGCCTTTGTTTTTTTCCGCTGCACCACACCGCCCATGTCCCAGAGCCTGTCGCGCACCGCTTTTGCCACGCTGTTGCTCATTGCATTCATGATGGGCGCGAACCATGTGGCCGCACGGCTGGCCTTCGACCACGGCGTGACAGTGGCCACCGCCGTCACTTTCCGCAGTGGCGTGACGGCGCTGGTGGTGGCGGCCATCCTGCTGGTGTACCGCGTGCCCTTGAAGCTGCAGGCGAAGCACCGCAAGGCGCTGCCCGCCATCGGGCTGCTGATCGGCGTTCAGAGCCTGTGCCTGTACG